ATCGCCGGAGGCCCAAATACGGTACGGATGTCCGAATGGATGGGCATAGGCTCTCAGATGGGAGCACAAGGCGGTTCAAGCCCACCCCGTGCCACCAATCCGCAAAAGCGGAAATAAACCAATCTGGTTTGCTGGCTGTGGAAGAGACACTTTTCCCATTGTATCTTGCGCTGTATAGTGGGAGAAAACAAATGGCGCATGTATAGGACGGTGTGCAAATCCTGATAATCACACAACATAGCCCTGTTACGAGGGCTATTTGCAGCGCTGGTGTAATTGGCGCATACCAGCTTTCAAAGCTGATGGTACGGGTTCAAGACCCGTGCGCTGCTCCAAATTTTCAGGAAAGGTGGGCGGTTGATTGAAGGTAAATGTTTTTTGCCCAATATGTGCCGCCGCCGGTATCCGAAGAAAGCTTATGGAAGTAGAAGACGATGCAAATGGAACTGTTTATCCATATTGCAAAGGATGTCATAAAAACATAAAAATAGTTCTTCCTTTGAGGAAAACTGAAATAAACCAGTGCCAAGTGCCTCTCCCCTGATGGAGCTAACAGTGCCAAGTGCCAATGAGTTTCCGAGATTCATTTCCCGGATTCTTGTTGGCGCTTTTTTGTTTGTTTGGAGGTGGCAAGGTGACTGAAAACGATACTGTTCGAGCTTTATCTGAGTGGCCGGTCAATGGTTTGACGGGTCGGCGTAAAATCTACACCTCGAAAAAGCGAGTCACCCCGGAAAATGTGGTGGATGTTCTGGGAAAAGCGCTGGCAGTGCATCGTATCAACAGGGTAGAAACAGCCTACCTGTATGATTATTACAGAGGGAAACAGGACATCCGCCTGAAAAATAAAATCGTCCGCCCGGAGATTAACAACAAGGTGATGATTAACCGTGCGAACGAGATCGTGACCTTCAAGACGGCCTATCTGCTGGATGGCCCGATCCGCTATGTATCCAACGGCGGAGAGGATGATATTTCCGCCAGTGTAAACACACTTAATGAGTATATGCGGGCCGAGAGCAAGGACACTCTCGATAAGGAACTGGCAGACTGGATGCACATTTGCGGTGTGGCGGTACGTATGGTTCTCCCTGATGAAGCAGGAGAAGAAGATGGTTCCCCCGTATCCATTTACACCCTTGATCCGAGGGCTGCGTTCTGCATCTATCACAGCGGAATCGGGCAGAAAAAGGTCGCGGGTGTGATAGAACAAGTAGACGAAGAGTGTCAGCCTTATTTTTGTGTATATACCCCGGAGTGGTACTTCGAGGTACAGAACGGTAAGATCACGAAGCAAGAGACCCGCACCATACCATACATCCCCATTGTGGAGTATGTGAACAACGATGCACGAATGGGGGCCTTTGAGCCGGTCATCCCTATCCTGAACGCCATCAATATGATTGAGTCTAACCGGCTGGACAGTATCCAGGATTTCGTGAACGCTTTTGATGTGTTCCAGAATTGCGAAATTGACAAGAACGCATACAGATCCCTTGCTTCTGGAGGCATGGCGATTGAAATTAAGGGTGTTCCTGGTATGGAAGCCAAAGTCTACCGCATTGCCTCTGAGCTGAATCAGGCCAACACGCAGACTGTTGTGGACGATTTGGAAGACGCCTATCTAACCATCTGCGGGATGCCGAACCGGAACGGCGGTTCCTCTACAAGCGACACCGGTCAGGCGGTCATTTACCGGGACGGCTGGTCTGCTGCTGAGAGCCGGGCTAAGGACACGGAAAAGACATGGGAGCGGTCAGAGAGAGAGTTTCTACGGCTGGTGTTGTATATCTGCCGGGAGACTGGAGATTTGGGCTTGCAGCTGTCCGACATCAAGCCGGAGTTCACTCGGAAAAACCTGTCTAACATTCAGTCTAAGGCTCAGGTTCTGGCGGAGATGCTGAACAACAGCAAGATCCATCCGAAGCTGGCGTTCCAGTACAGTGGGTTGTTCAGCGACCCAGAATCTGCGTACAGGATTTCTCAATCTTACTACGAAGAGCAGCAGGCTGTACTTCAAAGGTCTTTGCGAGATGAAATTTCCCGTGGAGAGCATGTCCAATCGAATGTTGAAGAAGCCCAAAGTGAGTAGGTGACCCCTTGGAGGATAGCGATTGCAACGCGACAAGACGGAAGCCTTACCGTTTTCCTCCAAGTTCACAATATAAGGCACTACGAAAGGCGGTAGCAATATTGGGAAAGCATGTAGATTTGACCGGGCGAAGATTCGGAAGGCTTGTCGTTTTATCTCCATCTAAAACACGAAAGTATAGGCAAGCATTTTGGGTTTGCCAGTGTGATTGTGGAACAATCAAAGAGTTTCCAACAGAGTCATTGAAAAAAGGTGCATCTAAAAGTTGTGGATGTCTCCAAAAAGAAAGAGCAAGTACAACAAAGAAAAAACATGGGCAATGCGATAGTAGGCTGTATTCGATTTGGGCCAATATGATAGGAAGGTGCAGTAGGCCCACAAGTACGGGTTATGAAAATTACGGCGGAAGAGGAATAAAAGTTTGTGATGAATGGCACAATTTTCAGTCTTTCATGCAATGGGCCGAGCAAAGCGGATATGACCCTGCTCTTAAATTTGTGGAATGCAGTTTAGACAGAATAGATGCCAACAAGGATTATTCGCCAGATAATTGTCGCTGGGTAGATTGGGACACACAGCAAAACAACCGAAGAGATACAAAAAAGATTTTGTTTAGGGGTGAGCAAAAAACACTGGCGCAACTTGCGAAAGAATATGGAGTTAGTTCAAGCACTTTGCGATACCGGATTAAGGCTGGATGGAGTTTAGAAGAAGCTCTAACAAAGCCTATACAAGGTGGGAAATTAAATGAGCAGGTACTGGGAGCTTAGTGACAAAACGATTGAATTGCTTAATAAAAAAGCGATTAGAAGGTTTGAGAGCGCAAAAGACCAAGCCGCAAGGTTGAATTTTGATGAACTTAATGTGCTTGAAATCACACGGAGCTTATACCGAGACCTTCAATTCGATAACCAGTCTGCCTTTTTAGAGCTGGCGCAAGAGCGGTATCAGGAGGCCGAACCGCATGGAGAGGAACCGCCTGATTTAGCGTGGCTACTGGCATTGCTGGCGGCTTATAACGCCGTCACGAAGGTTATCTATGACAACGACGCCGAACGAAAGAGGCAGTACACCGCTGAGGGCATCAATTCCAGCACGGCCAAGGTGACTGAGTTTCGACGGGGGCTGCATTACTGGGCTGACCTGACCGCTACATACGGGGATATCGTGACCGATGAATCAACTCTAAAAGCCTATCGAGATGCCGGGGTAAAAAAGGTCAAGTGGATTACTGCTGGTGACGAAAAGGTATGCGAAACTTGCCGGGAGCGAAATGGGAAGGTGTACTCCATTAACGCGATACCACCGAAGCCCCATAGACGATGTAGGTGTTGGCTGGAGGCCGTGAAATGAAATTTTGTTTTGGAGACATTGTCGTAGTAGATGGCAATCAGATTGGCGTGATTGTGAAATCTTGGGAAAGGTCATTACAGGGCTTGCCAGAATCGCACGATATCTATGTGAGAAGTTACAACGCTATTGCGAATTACCCAGAAAATGAAATTGAGAGATATATGGTGCGGCACAAGTATTTGGATGAGCAAGAACTTGAGTGGCAACACAATGCAACAAAGTAATTTAAGCGGCCCAGCCGTTTGAATATGTCCACAGAGAAATAGGAGGAAGCCGTGAAAATTAAGTGCAGAAACTTTGAAGGGGAAATCCTTTTGTTGGCGGCGAACATAGAAGAATACTACCTTTGTCAAGAACCGCGGACGGCAGTTTCTTCCTATGACCTAAAATTTGTGCAGGAGACAGGAGAAATTATTGAAATTCGCGGTGTTCTTCCATCTGATTTTGAAATCGTGAAGGAATAAACTCCGTTTGAATATGGCCCCAGAGAAGGGGCGGTATAAGTATCGCAGGCTCACAGAGAAGTGAGGGTAATCAAACGCAAGAATAAGTCGGAGATGACTATAAGCGCAAAGGAGAGTTTTTATGGCCACCATTGATATCAGCACGATTGAGGGCTTTGATGGGATGACTGCTGAACAGAAGGTAGATGCACTTCTGAAAGCTGAAATTCCTGAGAAGGTGGATTTGTCTTTGTATGTGTCGAAAGATACTGCGGACAAATATGCGACAGAGGCCGCTGAACTGAAAAAGCAGCTCAAATCCAAAATGACCGATGACGAGGCCGCAAAGGCCCAAGCCGATGCAGACCGCAAGGAGCTGGAGGGCAAGTACACCGAACTGCTGCGGAAGTCCACCATTGCCGAGCACACCGCCCGCTATATCGCCATGCCGGGCTATGACGAGAAGCTGGCCCGCGAGACAGCAGAGGCGTTGTTTGACGGCGATATGGAGCGGGTCTTTGCCAACCAGCAGAAGGCCAACGCCGCATATGAGAAGAAGCTGCGGGCTGATCTGGTGAAGCAGGACCCTAAGCCTGACGGTGCTGGTGGTGGAGAGGTCGGCAAGAATGAGGCCGTAGAGTTTGCCAAGAAGCTGGGCAAGCAGCGGGCCGATGCCCTCAAAAATGCAAACGAAGGTTTGAAACACTATTTTTGATGAAAAGGAGAGAAACAGATGAAGTTTTCCAAGACTTCTGTTGGCGGCACTGTAGAAATTTTGGCTGCTGACGATTTTGTGGCAATTCCTATTAAAGTGGATGAAACATCGACTGTTAAGGCTGGAACGCCGATGACTTCTGCTGGGAAAAAGATTGCATCCACGTCTTATGCTACTGCTGCAGGTATGCTCCTGTACGATGTAGATCCGACAGAGAATCCGAACGGAGCGCTGCTGGTTCAGGGCGTTGTAGACAAGGCAAAAGCTCAGGAGCATTCTGGTGTAACATTGGATACGACATTTGCAGTGCCCGGGATTATCCTGCGGGACAACATCGGCGTGAACGAGTAAGGAGGCGAACATAATGGATTTGAGAGAAGTTTTTACACCTGCTGCGATTGCGGCGAACTGGACGGAGGTTGCTTCCAACCAGATTCCCTATCTGGGCGCTACCCTGTTTCCTGCCAGCAAGAAGGCTGGCCTTGATCTGTCCTGGCTCAAAGGTTCCCGTGGCCTGCCTGTGTCTCTGATGCCTTCCGCTTTTGATGCTAAGGCTACCTTCCGGGATCGGATTGGCTTTGAGAAACTGGAGACGGAAATGCCCTTCTTCCGCGAGGGTTACAAGATCAAAGAGAAGGATCGGCAGGAGATGCTTCGAGTGCAGGAGTCTACCGACCCGTATGCTGCTGAGGTGATCGCCCGTGTGTTTGACGATACTCGTGATTTGATTGATGGCGCGAATGTTGTCCCTGAGCGGATGATTATGCAGCTGCTTTTCCCGGAGGGCGGCGATGTTGGCATTGCGATCAAGGCAAACGGGATGGATTACACCTACAAATACGATACGGATGGTTCCTGGAAAACAACCAACTACACTGCTCTGACCAGTACTGCAACTTGGGACAAGCCGGCAACAGCAGATCCCTTTGCGGCGTTCAAAGCGGTTAAGGATGCAATCCGTGCAAAAACCGGCACTGAGCTGACTGTAGCCATCATGAACTCCTATACCTTCAATCTGTTGTCCAAAGCGGATGCTGTAAAGAACCGTTATATGACTACCAACGGCATGTCTCTTGGATATCTGACTGAAAATGAAGTAAAGGCGGTTGTGGAGTCTACTTCTGGTTTGCGGATTGCAATTTACGATAAGCAGTATCGGGACGAGAGCAAGGTTGCTCATGCGTTTGTGCCAAACGGCTATGTCTGCCTGATCCCTGACGGAACGCTTGGCGGAACATGGTATGGCACTACGCCGGAAGAGGCGGATCTGCGCGGAGCGTCCAGTGCAGAGGTTTCCATTGTAAATACCGGAGTTGCCATTACCCGCGTTCTGCAGGAGCACCCCGTAAACATCAATACCTTTGCATCCGAAATTGTCTTGCCTTCCTTTGAGCGCATGGACGAAGTGGCAGTACTTAACGTCCTGGGGGAATAATCGGGTCTGACATTCTGACGCTGTTCCCCGGCAGTCAGACCCTATTGGGGAAGCAGGTGTCCGACCTGGTAGGCAATGATCTGATGGTCAAGGCAGACGGTTCAGTCTCTGGTACATTCCATCATGTGACAGGATACACAGAGTTCAGTTCGGAACCGGATGAACAGGATGGCTATTACTTCCCGTTCCACCTGACAAAGACTGGAAGCAAGATGACATTCAAAAAGAACGGCTCTCCTACAAAGCAGGACATTACCTTTGATCCTGACATTATTTTCCGTGTGACGAAAACGGATACTTTTGAAGTTCTGGTAGATGGGAAGAGCGTTGTGATCTTCCGTTTTGACGGAGCTTCGTTTGAGTAAAAACAGGAGGCGGCATGAAGTTTATTCCAAATTACCGCGTGTGCTATAACGGCCGGTTTTATGAGGCTGGTTTTCCGTTCCAGATCAGGGACGAAGACGCGGATACAATGCAAAAGCATGGGACAGTACTCCATGAACCTTCGCCGCCTCCTGCTGCCCCAAGAAAAGCAGGAAGACCGAGGAAGGTGAATCATGGAGAATCTGGAAAGGCTGAAACTGCGCACCAATGAATCCGATGAAGAGCTGCTTCAAGAGCTTTTGGAGAGCGCTAAACATGCGATTTTGGCACGTCGGTTCCCTTATGGAGAATACCCGGAAACATTGGAGCCTCGCTACAGCGACCTGCAGGTACGGATTGCACTGGCGGCCTATAACAAGCTTGGGGCGGATTATCAGACAAGCCACAAAGAAAATGGTGTAGACCGTGGATGGGCGTCGGAAGGAATACCAGAGGAATTGCTGCAGGAGGTTACTCCTGTTGTAGGAATGGTGCGGTGATATGAGAAATCTACGCGCGAATTTGAGCCCTGTCTATTACAAGAACTATATTGGGCAGGTAGAGATTGAGGATCAGTACGGGAATGTAACAGGAAATTTTGTCCCGCTTTATACTTCACAAAAGAAAGCTTACCTTTGTGTTTCTCCCAATAAAGGGAGTTCCGAAGTAAACCAGTTTGGCACGCAAACAGATTATGACCGAACGATGACTACTGCGGACACAGGGTGCGAGATCAATGAAAACTCGGTCTTGTGGATAGACGGAGCAGATCCGGAAGGTGCGTATAACTACCGCGTCAAGAAACGAGCTGCGTGGAAAAACTCCCTTCAATTTGCCATACAGGAAGTTGACGTCAGCACCTATGAAAAAGAGCAGCAGCAGGCAATGAAAGCGGTGAGTTTTGTTGCAAATCAAGATCGATCTAAGCGCGGATTCCCTGTCCAAAGCTCTTGACCGGTTAGAGGGATATCGGAAAAAGGTTTCCGATGCGGATGAAACGATTGTGCAAACTCTGACAGAATCCGGTACAGAGCAGGCGAAGGAATTTGCTATGTACATGAATGCCTATGATTCCGGTGCGCTGGTCAATGGGATTGTAGGGAGAACATTTGGAAAGACCGGC